ATGCGTCCGCTGATGAACGAAGCAGGGATTATGATTATTCCTGACGAGTTAGAAAGCAGTCTGAGCGAAGATCGCAAACTCTACCGTGCGGTATATCAATTCACCATCATCCATAAAGATGGGGCGACTTGGGATTTCCCGATCCGCAGATCAATCACACTTCCCTTCACTGGCGCACAGTCAGCAGGTTCAGCTCTTTCGTATGTCGAAAAGATTGCCATGCGTACGATCTTCAAGATCAACTCTGGCGAACGTGACGATGCTGATATGTTGGAGCAAAGCGATTTTTCTACTCTGACAGAGAGGCAGAGGAATGAAATTGACGCTCTGTTTGACAAAGCCAAACTCGATAAAGATGAGACTTTGGCTTTGTACAAGTGGTTGAAGGTCAACGACTTGCATGCGATCAAGCCAGATCAGTTTGAAAACTTAACTGCCGCCTTGAAACGCAAAGCAAGCGAAAAGGAAGGAGCCTGACATGACGATTCAGGGTTTAGAACACATCATCCTTGCTTTGACTGAGGCTCGCAGTGAGTTGATGAAAGAGCCTAAGCCGATGGTATTAGAGAGGGTTCAGGAAGCCATTGTGTTGTGTCGTGAAGACATTGCCAGAAAGAAAGAGAGAGAAGCTCGTGAGAATAATTGAAGCAGAGCAAGGCACTGATGAATGGTTGATGGCTCGTCTGGGCTGTCCATCTGGATCAGGTTTCTCGAAACTTATTACAGCCCAAGGCAAGGAATCTACCAGCCGTACGGGGTATGTGAACGGTTTGATCGCTGAGAAGGTGATGGGAGAGGTTCCTGAGACGTATGAAAACGAATGGATGATTCGTGGCCGTGAATTGGAGCCAGATGCTAGAGCGTTCTATGAATTTGAGCGCAGGGTGTCCGTACAAGAGGTTGGGTTCTGCAAGCACGATGAGTATGAGTGCGGAATCTCGCCCGATGGCCTAGTGGATAGTGATGGCGGTCTGGAAATTAAGTGTCCGGCCCCTGCTACGCACGTTAAGTATTTCCGTGCAGGGAAACTTCCATCTGAATATAAGGCGCAAGTGCAAGGATGTTTGTGGATAACTAACCGCAAGTGGTGGGACTTCCTGTCCTACCATCCATCCCTGCCGCCATTACTAATCCGTGTCGAGCGTGACGAGGATTATATCAAAGAACTTGAACGCATCGTGATCGATGCTTGCAAGGAAATAGAAACTGAAAGTAAAAATCTGGAGAAATTCCTATGACAGAACAAAAGAAATACGACAACAACAACGAGATTGCGATTTGGGGCAATGAAAACAAGAGAAAGCCAACTGACCCTGACTTCAAAGGCAATGCGACTGTTGATGGTCAAGAGTATTGGGTAGCCGCTTGGAAGCGATCAGAAGATGCTAATGAACGTGCGCCCGTACTCAAGGCTAAACTAACGCTGAAGGATCAGCCAAGGGATGAAGCGCAGTACACCAATACTGATCCGGTAAGGACAACTAACGACGAAATTCCGTTTTGAGGTTATCAATGAAAAAAGTATATGTAGACATTGGACGGTCATTACGAATCGCTCAAGCACTCAACGATGTAAAGAACATCGATTTGGCTGAACGATTTGGCGTAAGGCCACAGCAGGTCATTCGATGGAGAAACTCGCAAGATATGCCTGTGCATAAGTGTCAGGACTTTGCTGAATACTTCGGTATGGACTTTTATAAGTTTCTGGAACTAGGTCATGCAGAAGGCTAATTACACCGTTACATCGAAGCAGATGCTCGATCAAGTCTACCAAGATGCCCTTCGGGGCATCGAGGATCATGGCTTTATCAAGTTGGAATGGAAAGCAGGGAGTACACGAAGTATCAATCAGAATGATCTTTATTGGATGTGGTTGGGTGAAATATCCCAGCAGACATCCGAAAGAAGCGGTCGGGACTTTAAGAAAGATGACCTGCATGAATGGTTGCGGGCTGAGTATCTTGGATACGAAAGCAAGTCCGTAGGAAGTAAGCACATCAGGCTTCTCAAAAGCACCACTCAACTCACGAAGGGTGAGATGTATTTCTACATGCAACAAGTTGATGCATTCGCTCATCAGCACGGGTTCAAGCTGACGATTCCTGATGACTCTGAGTACATGAAACTAAAGCAAAGGGAGAATCAGTGATGAAGCGCGAAAAAGTGTTAAGAAAACTCAGAAAAACGTACATAAAAATGTTGTACGCATTTGCGAACGGTTTGATCGCAAGAGGCTACGAGCTTGAAGATAAGGCCATCTTGTTAGAACTTAAACTCAAGGATCAACGCGAACTGGTTGATGAGATTGACGAAGGATTCGATGCGCTGAAGGAGAAGAACACATGAGTAATGCAACTGCATTACTGGTTTAACAAATTTGTTATTTGCGTACTCATACTACGCATATCGGAATATTTTTAAACCGCCCATCGGAGGAGCAGTACACATGAATCGAGTTATTAAGCAGGGCTTAATAGTTGGTAATGCAAACGCATTGCAAGACAGGCACACATGATCGTCGAGCTGAATGACAACGAAATGCTGATCTGCACTCAGATAGCAATGATGCGTAACCAGATCAATCGTGCGGCAGGGGTCAAAGACAAACTTGTATGGACTGAAGGGAATAAACTGCACATTGAAACTATTGGGGTGATGGCAGAGTTGGCATTCTGCAAGTGGGCAAATCTCTACCCAGACTTGGACATAAAGAGTCAATCTGGCACAACAGATGTTGTCTACCAAGGTGTACAGTGTGACTTAAAAGCTACAACCAGAACAGATGGCAAGCTGTTAGTTTCACAGTGGAAAAAGAAAGAGTCTTCAGATGTGTATATCTTGGGGATAGTTTCTGGCAACACTGTGAATTTCGCAGGGTACGCACATGCAAGCGACATCATGCAGGAGTGCAATTTGCAGGATTTGGGCTACGGCCCAACCTACTGCATGAAACAATCTGAACTTACAAATTTTAGTGGAGATAAAAATGAAATTTAAATTCGTCTTAGGCTATTTGCTATCAATAATTTTGGTAAATTTTGCTTTTTCTTACTTGCCGATGATTGACTTACCTCTGGATCAGAAGATTCCTGTCGGGACATTGTTAGTTGGCTTCATTTTCGTCATACGAGACTACGCGCAAAAAGAAGTTGGAAATTGGATATACCTAGCAATGTTTGTCGGGGTCATTCTTTCCTATGTAATGGCTGACCCGTTTGTTGCGATTGCATCAGCGGTAGCTTTTGCTATCTCTGAGATAGTTGATGCTTTGGTATTTACATATACAAATAAATCGATGAAAGACAGGATTTTGATTTCTTCAGCCGCATCAACTCCTGTCGATTCTGCTGTGTTTCTTTTGATGCTTGGTTTCTTCAACTGGTTCGGGTTTGTAGTAATGATTGCTGTCAAGATGATTGGCGCAGTCGTTGTATGGAAAATGCTGGATCGACAATGATTTATTTGAGCGGCAAAAAAATAGAATGCTCCGATGAAATTGGGGTCATGCTTAGTTTTAATGCGGGGAAAACTGTAAAACACGGTCATTCTATGTTTGCCGCAGATAATGGATGCTTTGTCCAAGCTGACAAATATTCAGATGCAGGATTTTTGAAATGGTTAGACACACTTGATCGAGAAAACTGCTTATTTGCATCAGCTCCAGATGTTGTAGGTGATGCAATAGCTACAAGAAAACGTGCGTACCCGATGCTGTCTAAAATCCGCGCACTTGGGTTTAAAGCCGCATATATCGTACAAGATGGGGAAACAGCAGAGATGATTCAGTGGCAAGAAATGGATGCCATTTTTATTGGCGGAACAACTGAATGGAAGTTGGGTCAGTCTGCGGCTGACATTGTTGCTACTGCTAAATCTAAGGGAAAATGGGTACACATGGGGCGAGTCAATTCGTTTAAGCGTATTCAGTATGCAGAAGCAATAGGTTGCGATAGCGTAGATGGGACGTTCTTAGTATTCGGGCCAGACAAAAATGAGAAAAAACTTCGATCTTGGTTGCATCAATTAAAAACACAACCAATGTTGGAGCTTTCTGCATGAACGCCAAGTCACGCCGATGCTCCAACTGCCGTAAGAAATGTCCGTCAGAAAATATATTGACTAGCAACTTACGGGCTTTTTGCTCAATGGAGTGTCTGATGCAGTTTACGAAGACAGACAGGGGCAAGAAGCTCATCAGGGAGGCCGTGGTGCGACAGGATCGCCAAGATAGGGCCAAGGTACTACAAAAACATAAAACCCGCTCAGAATGGATTAGAGAAGCTCAGAAGGCATTTAATGCCTATGTGAGGTGGAGGGATAGAAATGAGCCGTGCATTTCTTGTGGTAGGTATGTTGATAACAATATTGTTGGCGGGAATTGGGATGCTGGTCATTATCGATCTGTTGGCTCTTCTCCTCACTTGCGATTCCATCTTTGGAACTGTCACAAGCAGTGCGTCAAATGTAATCGATACTTGTCGGGGAATGTGGCGAACTATCGTGTTGGATTGGTTTGGAAGTGGGGTCAGACTAAAGTAGAAGAACTTGAAGTGTTGCAAAGTAATCAAAAGATCGATATAAATTACGCCAAGCGTGTAAAAACTATCTTTACTCGTTTATTAAAACATCGTCAAAAACTACAGGGGGAATTGTGATGACGGCTAGATACCCAACGTGTCCTAACTGTGGGGACAATGTATTACGCGAGCATTTGAACAAGGGTGATGAAGTGTGTCGGTTCTGTGGGCCGACTCGTGACCTTGATACCTACGGTGAGTTGGAAGCAGAGATTTTCAACAAGTGGTACGGTGAGTACATCATGCAAGAAGGGGGATATGATGAAGGTTAATGCAAAGTTTTTCTGCAATCACTGTGGTTCAATCTTTGATGCCAAGGATGCAGACAAGCCCAATTTACGTTGCCCAATATGTGATGGGTACAAAGTATCGTTGCAAATGGATCTTTGGAATGAGCCTGACCCTGAAGAATTTCGTGTTGAGATTCCTAGGATTATGCTTCCAGACGTTGACTCCTAAGATCGACAGGAGTAAAAAGAAAAATATGTTCCGGACGGGGTGTGAGAAGCCCCTAGCAGACCGGACTGAGGATTAGGGAAAAAAGTACCCGTGACCGCACTCCGGAACACGGGTTAAATGTAAGCATAATCCGTTTACATTTCAACACTTTTCCCTTCTTTCAGTCCCTTTTGCGTCCGTTTAGACTGTCGCATCGTGCAGTAGTACATAAAAAGCGAGATTGCAGTCCGACTTTTGAGGACGAGATAAACAGCGTTAGAGGTGATCCGCCTACGGGCAGGGACGGTTGAGCTACCGGATGGAGATACCCGCCATCGAAAGCACTGCTGATGACCGAGACTGCATGGACGATAGCGTACTGGATGGACAGGGATCACCCTACGTCCTCTAAATGACAACTATTGCTTGGAGAAAGTTAATTGCTGATACAGCTCTCAAACAAGGATGCTCACCGATGCACGATGCTTGGCTATGACACAGTGAAGTTATGCGAGATGCAGGGGTTTCCTCCACGACTGGAAAATAAGAGCCAGAGTAGGGAAGAGGCAAATGTTTTTGGGTTCAAGGCTGAATTTGCAGTCGCAAGATTATTTGGCCTTGAGCCTCCAGATCTGAATGTAACGTCAGATTACGGTGTCGATTTGTGGTGGGATGACTTCTCTATCGATGTAAAATTTAGCAATAAGGAAGATGGAGATTTGATCTTCGACACAATGGATAAGTTCAAATCCCAAATCGCCATTCTTGTAACCCGCACGGAAAACGAAAATGTGATGAATATCGTTGGATGGATGGGCAGAAAGGAGTTTGAGAAGAAATGTCATCAAGTTAATCTGGGGTACGGCGATCGGTTGATCGTTGAGGCTGAGAAACTCAAGCCAATCGAAGAGCTTTGGCTAAAGATACAAGAATTAAAATACAGTCCAAAAGGATAAACATGGAACTAAGACCACACCAAGAAACAGCAGTAGAAATGCTGAGAAACTCCCTTCGTAGGGGAAAAAAAAGACCAATACTTGCCGCACCATGTTCATTTGGTAAGACAATCACAGCGGCTTACATATTCGAGGAAGCGATCAAGCGTGGAAAGCGTGGCATCTTCATCTGTGACCGGATCAAGCTGGTAGAACAGAGCTTGGAAGCCTTTGACTTACATGGTGTCGATGCCGGAGTCATGCAGGGTAACCACCACCGCACGGATCATTATATGCCAGTGCAGAT